ATCGATGAACCTGATGAGGCATGGCTCATCGATCAGACCGAGAAGTTCTGTAAGGACAAGGCAGTCTACAATGCACTCATGGAGTCTATTGAACTTCTTGATGAGAAGAAAGCCAATGGAAGGTCAAAGAATGCCATTCCCGAAATCCTAACATCGGCACTGAGCGTTTCTTTTGATGAGCATATCGGACACGATTTCATTGATGATGCCGAGCAGCGTTATGAGTTCTATCATCGAGTAGAACAGAAGACTCCTTTCGATCTCGACTTCTTTAATCGAATCACGGCAGGAGGTGTTCCCGACAAGACTCTCAATGTGATCCTCGCGGGCACAGGAGTGGGCAAGAGCCTGTTCATGTGTCATCATGCTGCCAACTGCCTAACACAGAGCAAGAATGTCCTATACATCACCTGTGAGATGGCAGAGGAAAGAATCGCAGAGCGAATTGATGCCAATCTTATGGATATTTCAATGGATGAACTAAAGAAGTTGCCCATCGATATCTATGCCAAGCGTCTGTCCAAGGTGACTATGGGAATCACGGGGAAACTCCTGATCAAGGAATATCCAACTGCCGCAGCAAATGCCAACCATTTTCGACATCTGCTTGATGAACTGCGCCTGAAGAAGAACTTTAAGCCCGACATCATCTTCATTGACTATCTCAATATCTGTGCTTCGACTCGGTTTAAGCCAGGAGCAAATGTCAATTCGTATACCTATATCAAGGCAATTGCAGAGGAACTTCGTGGTCTTGCAGTTGAGATGAAGGTACCAATCTTTACTGCCACACAGACAAACCGTTCAGGCTTTGGCAACACAGATGTCGAATTGACCGATACCTCGGAATCGTTCGGGCTACCTGCCACTGCGGACTTTATGTTTGCTCTGATTGCAACTGAACAATTGGATGCAGTCGGTCAGGTCATGGTCAAACAATTGAAGAACCGTTACAATGATGTTGCTGCCAATCGTAAGTTTGTGATTGGGATAGATCGTTCGAAGATGAAGTTGTTTGATGTTGATGAATCGCAGCAACAGTTGATTCAGGGGAATCATCCTGCTGATGTAGAGGATGAGAACACAGACAATGGCTTTGACTCTCCAAACAAGGGTGGTGGGGGGTATGGCTACAAGAAGGGAAAGAAGCCCTCTATGGGCGATTGGTCTTAATTCACGGGCGGGTGCCTGATAGTGGTAAAAGGTCGCACCTTATAAGTGCGCTCATGTGGGTTCGACTCCCATCCCGCCCATTACAAATATGCCTAAATAACTTCGCACGGAGCAAATATGCTGTCATTCAAACAAGCAAACAGAGTTCTTTCCGAAGAAGTAGTTCGAAATAAGCATCTAGACCATATAGAAGATCTGATGCTTCTTGAGGGCGAAAAAGGCTTAAAGTTGGCTATTGCATTCCTCAAAGATATTACAGAAAGCCTCAAAACAGGCTCAACTTCTTTAGGACTCTCCACCAAATGGGATGGGAAACCTGCTATTGTGTGCGGGATTAATCCCGAAAACAATAAGTTTTTTGTTGCTACCAAGGGAGCATTTAGCAAAACTGTCTCTGCATACCACACCGAAGCAGAAATACGGAAAGGTGTGTCGATTTCCGATCTTGCCGCAAAATTGATCGAGTGCTTAAAGTATCTGCCAGGACTTGGCATCAAGGGAGTATTGCAGGGCGACTTGATGTTTACGATGGATTCCAAAAAATCACAGACGATTGATGGAAAAGAATATATTACTTTTGCTCCCAATACGATCATGTATGCAATTGAAAAGGACAGTGCCATTGGGAAATCGGTTTCCTCTGCAAAACTTGGAATTGCTTTTCATACCGTCTATAGTGGAAAAACGATGCAGGAGTTATCTGCTGTCTCCTTCAACTTTGATGCTAGTACCCTGAAAAAGAATGCAAATGTGTGGTTCACTGACCCCAACATATATGACATCACGGCTGCACTTCTCAAGCCTGATGAATATGGCAAACTTATGGGCATGATCAAAGACTGTGAAGGAAAATCAAAAAAGGTATCGCCGTTCCTGAAGGTTCTTCTTTCCAATGCACAGTTAGTTGAATACATCCTTCCATATATAAATGCCACTATTAATGGTGGTCTTTCACAATTTTCTGCCCGTGGTCTTAAGTTGAATTTGGAAACCAAGTTGAACAAGGACATTGAAAAATTGAAGACAGAAAAAGGCAAGCAGGGCAAAAGAGACATACTGAACAAGTTGCTTGCCTTTGTTGATGCATACGAATCACAGTTCAATTCTATGTTTGAACTACATAATCTTATCGCCAAAGCAAAAGAAATTTTGCTCGGTAAGTTCTATATGCTGTCTAGTTTCGGGCATTTCTTCGTGGATGACAACGGGATTTCTCCAACAGATCCTGAGGGTATTGTGGTTTCTCGTTCAGGAAGAGTCACTAAGTTGGTAAATCGACTACGATTTAGTAGACAAAACAGGAAGGTAAACTCGTGATAGAGCGTTTCTTACATCGAATTGACGAAGCAAAAAAAGACACAGCAGTTATTGCTTTCGGTAGGATGAACCCCCCGACCATCGGTCACGGTGTCTTGGTAGACAAGATTGTTTCCGAAGCGCAGAAGCACAATGCAGATCATTTCATATTTGCATCTGAAACACAAGACTCAAAGAAGAACCCCCTATCACATAAGCAAAAGGTTGCATACCTTAAGAAGTTTTTTCCTAAGGGCAACTTTCCTGTAGGAATGGCAAAGGATCCGTATACTGCCGTTCTATATGTGTGCTCATTGGGATATAAGAACATCATCATGGTTGCGGGAAGTGACCAAGTCGAAAACTTTAAAAACATTGCCAAGTATAAGGGCAAGGTCGCAGATCGTGATCCAAAGAAGCGTGTATATTCATTTGAAAAATTCGAAGTAGTTCAGGCGGGTGAGGCAAGAGATGACGATTCTCAGGGTGTTGAGGGAATGTCTGCTTCCAAGATGAGATCTGCTGCTTTCGATGGTGACTTTAAAAAGTTTGCCACGGGCGTTCCAGGTAGCGACAATGCCACCAAGAAGAAGATGTACAGCGATGTTCGTAAGGGATTGAGTCTTGGGGAGTCATATATCTCAGAGGCTGTAAACCCAAATGACAAGGTAACAATTCTTGCACTAACCTCTTCGGAAAAAGATCTATCCGATACAATCGAAAAGATGCAGGAAATCTGCAAGAAGCGCAAGATTGAATTCTATGCGGTGAAGACTTCTAAAGCACAAGTAGAAATTTCAAATGTTGTTTCAAAGAAAATCACCATCAAGAATTATGATGGTGAAGGTAAAGATATCACTGTTATCCCAAGCGACACAGTAGCAGTTGTTCGTGGTGGTGTGATGAATAGTGATATCGGTGTTGCTATCATGACCATCTTGCAGAACAATGGGGTGTTCATGATCAATGAGCGTGGAGGAATGGAACTCTGTGCAAACAAACTAGAAACTGCTATTGCTCTCAAGAAGCACAATCTCCCACATCCACGCACAACATTTGTTGCAGACGAAAGCAATATTGAAACTGCCGTTAAGGAAATTGGTGGCAAGTTCCCCGTCATCGTAAAGACTCTTACGGGGGCTGAAGGCATCGGCGTGTCCAAGATTGAAAGCATGGAAAGCCTCAAGTCTGTTCTACAAACTCTATGGAAATACAATGCCGAAATCATTATGCAGGAATTCCTGCCTGATTTCAAGAACGATGTTCGCAGCATCTGCCTGAATGGTAAGATTTTTGCCTGTGCAAAGCGAGATAAGGCTCCTAAGGATTTCCGCACAAACATTGCCCGAGGTTCAAAGGGTGGTGCATTCCAACTCTCCGATGAAGAAATTAAGTTGGTAGAGGAAGCCGCTCGGGTTAGCAAGTGCTACTATGTCGGAGTTGATCATGTAATCAATGATGGTAAGCCATACATCATTGAAATGAATGCAAGCCCAGGCAGTGGTAATATCTACTATCGATACTACGAAGACGGCAAGGGCAAGAACAATGTCAAGGGCGAAGAATTGGTCGAAGATTTTGTTGACTATATTCTCAACAAATCCAATTGGAAACTGTTCTCCAACCTCACTGTTCGCGAAACAGTTAAGATTGATGGAGTCGAATACGAAGCCAAGATCGATACGGGTAACAGTGGCTACAACATGATTCATGGAGAAGACATCAAAGACAATGGAAACCACACGGTTACCTTCAAACTGTCGAATGGTAAAACGGTTACCAAGAAAATCGTCAGTCGAATTATTGTCAAGAGTGGTATTGGTGAGAAGAAGCGACTTGTTATCTTCATGGACATTGAATTCCATGGAAAGAAATATCCAAACATCAAATTCTCTATTGGTGATCGCAACCATATGTCCACCAAAGTTCTCCTTGGTCTGCAATTCCTGAGCAAGACAGGAATGCTAGTCGATCCTGCGGAGGCAATATACCCACAGAATCAAACCAAAAAAGAAGAATATGCCAATACTGAACTCACTGAGATGGCTACCAAAGAGGCTGCTAGTGCTCTAGTTCAGATTATGAAAAGCAGTACGGTTGCATCTAAAGTTTTTGTTCTTGCAAACAAGAGGAATAAACTATCTCCTGAAGAATTCAATAAGGAAGTTGCCAATACAAAACAAGAAATTTTGCATCAGTTCTATACGACCATTGGTGCAAGTTCAAAAATTGTTTCCTTTGCTGAAAAAAATACAATTGGCAAAATCCTTACCAAGATTTTAGAGGGAATGATGATTGGTAAATTCGAGATGACCACATATCTCACAAAAATGATGGCAATAGCCCATCCATTTGTGCATATGCTAGGCATGGAAAATAAACTCGATGGCAATACGCTCTATGAAAAACTCACAAAAAATGGACAGTTAAAAGAGTTGCACAATCGATACGAACAGGACGATGCATTTGAACGCCTTACGAAGATCGATCAGAGCGATACAACAAACAACAATAAGATCCGTCTTTCTATTGCATATGAAGAACGCTGCCTGACCCGCAATATGCAGGAGGGGGCATATCTAGCACGAACCTATATTGAATTCCTCAAAGAGATTCGTAATTCCGAGTTAGGTTCGAATCAGCCAAAGACTGATATCAACGAAGACTTCGAATTCTTTTTACTTGAAGTTAGTCCACCCAAGGGTGCTGCACGAAGTTTTTCAAAGGATGAAAAGACCAAGGCATCATTCCGAAAACAATATGGTAAGCGGTGGAAGGAAGTGTTCTATGCGACTGCATGGAAGATGCACGGAGAAGATGTAGAGCCGTCTGAGACATGGCTTGATGAGGCTAAGAAAATCAACAATGTCTTGAAATGGACTTCTATGAGTAAGAGAGGCCCTTTACTCATCGGCACTGATAAGATTGTAAAGACCTACAAGCATGACACCCCTGGCGAGCGGAAAGAAATTGAAGAAGATAAGCCTTGTTGGGTAGGGTTTAAACAATTGGGAATGAAGATGAAGAATGGGAAAAAAGTTCCTAATTGTGTGTCCATGAAGGAAGATACTTCTGAAGAGGAGATGTCTGATCTCTACAAGGAATGGCAAAAACTTGTAAATATGTCGGGCAAGGAGATTGATACATTCCTTGATTCTGATGACGGAACCGAGGCAGGACTGTCTCGCAAGGAAGCAGGTAAGGCAGGTGCAGATGGCGGCAAAATCAGTACAGGTCGCGATTCTGCCCGTGCAATCATTCGAATGCTAGATACCCCCATGGAAAAATGGTCTGATAATGATTGGAAATGGGCAGGGAAGCAAGTCAATTTCATCAATCGAATGAAAGGCGCAAAAGGGCCTTTGAGAGATGAAAACAAAAAACCTACTCGTAAATTACTAGCACTTAAGGTATGGGGACACAACCCCGAAAAGGGATCATAAGGCAACATATCAAAGAAAGCATATGAAGCGGATGATCGTGATCTATAAATAACAAGTATCCACAGGAGAGACCATGTTTAACAATCCATTCAATTCCAAAATCGTTGCCGATATTACAAAATTCTTAGAAGAGCATCGTAACGATGTTGAAATCAATCCTTGTCTCAATGACAAGGCAAAAGAGGCAGCAATTAAAGTTGTCGAACAAACGGTTCTTGAAGAACAACGAAATGTTCTTGTTAAGCACTTCAATGAAGCAATTCGGGAGTGCAACTGCCGTGGAACGACTGAGGAAGCCAACAATTTTGCCAAGGCTGTACAGACTCATATTGACACAAACGGCAAAAAAACTATCGATCCCGCAAAGAACTAAATAGAAACACAGAGGAGATATACCGAAATGGCAACTTGGAAAAATAACGACAGAGAAGAATCAAAGCCAACATGGCTGAATAAGATTCAGAAGAGACTTTGCACCCGTACCGTCCGTGGATGGGAAATGCCTCTTATGGGTTCATATTTTTCATATGGTGCGACAGGAGTATCTTCTTCCTCGTCAACACCAAGTGCATTTACCAATGGTACTGTAATTACTGAACTTTTGGTAGCAATGCCTGTTGATGATAAAACATCGGCAATTTTTACTCCAAGAACAGGCCCAACAGGGTTTTCATGGGGTCAAGGCGCGACATCGGGAAGCGATCTTCCAAACTATGCACCTTACTTTTCATGCCCATTCAACGGTGATAGTGCAACGGGTGGAGCCAATGTAGGTGATGCAGGAGTTTCCCATGGATTCTTTAACTATATTGCTACCATGGCAGGTGGAGCATTCGGTGGTGCAGGACTGACTCCTGGTCGTGCAGGTGGAATTGGATTCCAATATGGTGTTAACAAGTATGGTGTATCTTCGCTTGGTGGTCTGACAGGAGTCACTGCATATATCAAGGTTGCTGTCAATGATGCAAACTTCACAAATACCCTTACAATTGGGTTGTCGGGCACAAACGCAGGATGTCAGTTGTATACAGGTGCAACAGATATTAACGATACCACCAAAGTCCCAACCGCCGTTGTAACAACATTCTTCGGAGCAACAAGCACCGATGATGATCTTGTTCCTTATCGATATGACAATATTGCAGTTCTTGTGGTTGCAGGATCTACTGCATCGGGCATTAAGACCATCAATCTCAAGGCACAGGATTCTCTCGGAGGTGCAGTTGGTGCAAGTGCATTCACCTCCTTTAGAGTTTACTTCGACCAAAATCCTGGTCTTACCACGGGTGGAGCAACTGCGGGTGGAGCAAATCCTCCCCAGATGAGTGATTATTACTATCTCAACTATAACAAGAGCAACTAATAGGAACTCAACATGAAGTCTTATAAGCAACTGAGAAAAACAATTAATGAAAATGCACCATACCAAAGTGCATATGATGGATCTGGAAGTGTTGGGCGTGTTGGCCCACAGGATGGTGACAATTCTCTCGATGGCAATTATAATCTGTCTTCATTGAGTCCTGTTGCAATCACTCGCATCAATACCTACTTGGGTGCGCTTTCTGCAAAGCCATACATCGACCCTGTGTCTGCCTTGAAACAGGCACAGGGTAGACTTCAAATGATCGGTCTTGATTTCACAATGACCAAAGACTGTGCTATGAGATTGTCAACACAGACCGAAGAAATTATTCCACTCGTTCGTTTTGGTGGAACTCTTCGTGCTGATGGATCTGTATATGGATATACAAAGGATGATGGAATTACTCATCTCCTTGGTCATGGTCTTGCTCTTCGTGTCGAAACACATAAACTTCCAAGTGGTCTTACCCAAGTACATGCAATGATTGTTCCTAACGGCTAATCGCCATGGTTCTTTATGATAAAAGGCGACAGCCTGACGAATGAGAATTATGTCCGATATGCGATGCGAAACTATGACAATCCGCACTGCATGGGGATTAAAGAATTTGAAGAAGACCTTGCGCGTATCGTATATCTAAAGAGACTTTTTCGCAGATACAAGAAGGACACTGTCCTTCGAGAACGCTTAATTCTCAATCATCTCATCACCTTCTGTAATGTCTTCGGCATTGAAGCAGGGACGCGACTCCTATTCTTCAAGATCGACATGGATCTTCACTACATACTTAAAACATTCCTAGTATTTCTAGGGTATCTTTCGGACACTCAACCAAAATTTTCACTTGAAGTTGACATAGTCAAGATTGTAATGGACACTGAAATCATAACTCGTCTTCGGAAAATCTGATGAATATCGATACTCTCATTACAAATCAATTTAAAGACCTGATGACCTGTACTTTGAACACAGAAGAGTCAAAGAAACCAAACAGATTTCAGACTTTGGTATCCAACTTTCGAAAAATCATTGAGGGCATAGAACCATTCACATACTCACAGAAATCGTATGTGCCATATGATGCTGCTCTCTGTGGATATAAATTGCGAAAGTATTGTGATGATGCAACTCAAGGATT